TTTATTATTAAATTGTTACTGCAGGAAATGCTGGAGCTAACCAATCATTAAATGCATCAACTATAGCTGCTTTACCAGAACCACCACTTGGTACTAAAATCACAGTTTTTGCTGGACTTACAGAAGTTCCTGTAAATTGCACTTGTGTATTAGTGTAGTGCTCTAATATAAGAGCAGCATATGTAGCTCCTTCAACTAAAGAAGTAGGATATACAATTACTGGATACAAATCACGGTTTTGTGAGTAGCTGCGCTGACCATTAGTATTATCAAAGTAAATCTTCCATTGACGATAAGTACCTTGTCCTTCAAATGGATTACAACCTACTACGAAATTAATGTTTTCATCTTCAAATCTATCACCTGCACCTGCATCAATTCTGATTTTAGTTGTAGGATCACGATCAATATAAGCTAAACTTTCATTTAAAGCTATAATCAACAGATAATCTGAAGTACCTCCACCAAAGTCTGTAGGGTCAATTAATTCAATTGTTGAAGAGTTAGTAAGAGCTGTATTAGTTACTACATCAGCTAATGTTGCCACAAGCTCAGCATCAAGAGTAATTGATTGAGTTCCAGAAGGAGCTACTACTACAGGTACAGATGTACCAGCAACAGAGTTAATTGCTACTCCTGCACCACCTGATAAATCAACAGCTAAAGCTATAACTTTCCAGTTACCGCCAAAGTTACCAAAATAAGGTGAAAATTGAGCAGAGTTTTGATTAATTTGATAAGCAAGATTAGTTACTACATAATCTTGGTCAGAACTCAAACTAAGTGTAGAAAACTCTGGAGTATTACACTCTACTTTTTTCTTAACTACTGCTTGAATACCTGCATCAAATTCAGCCACACGTCTACCACGAAATCCTAAATATACAGAATATTTAGATAATTCTTGAGGAGTTGCTGATACTGCAAGAACACTTGCACTGTTTTTTGGTGAAGCATAAGCTACACCTGTAAATGAGGTTACTTGTTTTCCTATAATTTCCAAAGAAGCCTCATAAGGTCTTTGAGTAAAAGGAACTTTAGCTGAACCAGGGTTTGCAGAAGTAGCTGTACCTTGTACAACTTTAGCTACTGCATATTCAGAGTCAGTAAAAGCATGTGAACCTGCATTGTTAAAAAATTCTCCAAAAACTGAACTACCTTGTGTTACATTTAATAGTCCAATTTGTCCATCTGTAAGGTTAACTACACCACCAGTTCCATTAAGTGTTACACCGTCTGTAGGGAGTGTTGCATTACCCTTGACTACTAACACTTTTTCAACTGGGCGTTTGTTTCCTTTAATTACATTTGCCATGTTTGTTTGTTGTTTTGTTTGTTATTAATAATTATTGATTCAAAAGTTTTTGATATTTTAATTGAAAAGCTTCAGAATTCATATATCTGTAAGCCTCAGCAACTGCTATATCTACTATTCTTCTATGAAAAGCTTCTGGTAAATCACAATTTACTTCAGGATCATTTATAATATATTGACCATCTAATGAATTATAACCACCGTAAAATACTTTTATAGGTTGTTTTAAATATTCTGGATAAACTTCTAAAAGATTAAATTCTTGATTAGTATATAAAAAAATACCTGAATTATAATCAGAACTATTAGATTTTCCAAATACATAAGGTAAATTAGACCATGTATAATTAGGACCTTCAAAAGGAGATAATAATACTTTATCTAATTCATCATGAGATACTTGTCTACCTTTTAGTATTTTATTAGAACATCCTGTTTTAGAACCTAAAGCATTTAATCTGACTAAATGTAAGTATGGATAAGTTAAATCTCCTAAATCAATTTTGTACACTCCTGTAGTTTCTACAGTGGGAACTAACCCTGATTGTAATGATGTTGGTGATTTAATAACTAAAGAACTTAACTGATCTATTAAATCTTGTTTAGTTTCAAAGTCATAATATTTATTATCTACAAATTCTTGAATAGATTCATTAAGAATCCAATCAATTTCTGCAGGTAAGAAATTCTTTGTTTTTAAAGAATCTACTTTATCAGCCTTTATTTTGAAACTATAATGAAGTTCTTTAATATTCATACTATACTAATTCGTATTTTGTTTTTCTAGTCATTATTTGCTCTTGTAATTCTTCTACTAAATCAGCCTTATTAGGGTCTAGTAAAAATTCAACAGCTTTTTCTTTAGATGTACCTATAATCAAATCTTTAGCTATCCATGTGTAAGTTCCAGCTTTATCTGATAATGTAAAGGTATTTAAACCTTCTTGCATTAAAACTAATGCGTTAAATCTAGCTTTTCCTGGAGCATCTTTTAATAATGCTACTAATTTGTTAAATTTAGTAATGAATTCTTCTCCATCTTTAAATCTTTCATTAGTATCTATTGCTTCAGATAATGAATTATAAGCCTGAACATCTGTTAATCTGCCTTTACCAATACTTGTAAGTAAAAGTTTTACAAATTTTTTCTGTGTTTCACTATCAGCTACTCTACCTAAAGTAAGTTCAGCTTTAGCTTTATCTTTAAATTGTTTTTTAGTAAATTTCTCTTGATCTCCTTCATCTACACTTGCAATATAATAATCAGCATATGGAAATTTTCCTGCTTCATATTCATTCTTTGAATTAGCGAATTTTTTACTTGCTAACATACAATAGTAAGCTAACAAATCAGAAAAATTATTTAAATCAAATATAGTTAATCCATCATTTAATTGCCAAACAAATGTTTGAAAAAAAGTAGGATTATCTAAATGTTTTTTGTTAGTTACGTCAGCAGGAGTATTATCAAGCTCTCCTTTCTTTCTACCAAATTTATATTCTATTACATTCTGTAATAAAACTCTATCTTGTGTTGCTAAAAATTGAAAATCTGGGTCTGATATATTTTCTCCTTTATAAGGATTATCAATTTCTATATCTAAACCTGTTGTCAATTTTCTAGTTTTAGCTGAAAGACCAGGTTGAAATCTTTCTTTAATTCTACCATCTATTTTTGTCTGATTTAATTTTCTTTGGTTTTTACCATTAATTATTTCAGTTATTTTACTAGCTGTTGGTTTAGCTATTTTGTAAACATAAACCTTTCCAGTTGCAATTTGCATATTTTATTTTTGTTTTAACTTAGAGCTTTTATAAAGGAGGGCTAAGTTAACCCTCCTTTTAATTTCATATTTTAGTTTAGCTTACACTTCAGGATCGAAGATTAGTTCACCGCATCTACTAACATCCTTAACCCAAATACCAGCAGTTCCTTCAGTTATGAATTCAACACCAGCAACTTTGTGATTAATAGCTCCACCTTTAATAGGTTGACCTTTGTAGTTAATAGTACCTTCTAACCAACCATATCTACGAGTGTCTTTTACAGACAACATGGTGATATTATCTTCACCATCAGATTCACCAAAGTCAAGGAAAGTCATTCTCCAAGAGTCAATTGGTTTGTTGGTATAGATTGGGTGCATACGCTTACAGAACAATGCTGAATCATAAAGAGGATTGATAACTAAATCAACTTCAATACCATTCAAACCTTGATAGTGCATAAACTGAGCACCAAATGATAGGTGACGAGCACCATCTTTACCTACACGTTGAATATAGTTAGTGTCTACAGTTAAGAATGAGCTAGCAGCAGTAGCTAACAAGTTATGGAAAGCAATAGCTCCCATAGAGCCTGTCATAGCTGTAATCTTACGATTACCTTGTGATACACGAGAGAAGAAGATAGCATCTAAGTAATCATACAACATAGATTCAGTCAAAGCACCATTATAGTACTGAGTTTGACCATCACGTAATTGTTGACGAATACCAGGACCAGTTTTCTTCATACGTCCATTTACAGGGTCTACTGATGTGGTTTTTTCACCTTTCCACATAGCATATTCCATATCCTTATAAAGTTGATCTTCCAATTTAGCTTGTGCCACAGGCATAAACTTCATTGAGGTTTCTACTTTACCAGTTGTAGAATTTCTAAATGGTACAGGCATACCAAGCATACGATTATCTTCTCTGAAAGCTTTATCAGTAACTGCATATTCATTTGCGAAAGCACCTACTTGACATTCAAGTTCAAATGAAGTTCCAAATTGGAATCCACCAAAATCTTGATTAAATTCAGATACAACAGAAGTCCATACTTTAGTAAATTCTTTACCAGGATCTAACAAATCAGGTGGTAAAAACTTAGCATAATTGTCTGTTTGTAATTTTACTACATAGATATAACCATTACCATCTTGATAAGGTCCTTCCAGAACTTCAAGTTTATAGTCATCATGTTCTGGTTCAATTACATCAGGATAAGAATACCAACCTTCATCCAATTTAATTCGGAATGTAGTTTGATTAATACCTGGTGTAGAACTAGATGTAATACCATCCAATACTTCTACTGAACGTAGAGCTTTTTCTTGTGCTCCTAATAGCTTCCAACGATAGATTTCATTATCAATTTCTACCATTTTACCTTTTGCCATTGTCATACCTAACAATGGTTTACCATTAAACATATCAGTAGAGCTAAATAGTTGACCCATGATTTTATCAAATACGTGTGGTTTACCCATATCATAGGCTTGTACCAACATATCTGAATCATAGAATTTACCACCAATAGCATCATACTTACGTGTCATGATGTTTGAAATGTTGTTAAATAACATGTTTTGTTGTTTTTAAATTATTAAATTAATATTTATGATTAAATGTGTTTAAAGTAGTTCACCATAGTCAACTACATTATCCCATGAAAATCCTGATTTTCTAGTATTATCCTCACTAGAAGAGTTTAATTTTCTTTTTCCCGATATTATTCTGGAAACATCTTCTTTTAGATTTCTAACAGCTTTAGTTTTCTCTTTTCTTTCAAATTTAGATAAATCAAAGTTAATATTACCTTCTTTATCTTGATTTAGAGTATTTAAAAATGCTGATAAAGCTAATGTTAATTCTGGGTTTCTTAAAACTACAGCGTTTAATCTGTAATCAAAATCACTCATTTCTTTACCTGCTACATTAACTTTAGTATATAAAGAATTTAAAGCTTTAGGTTTTTCATCCTTACCCATTGTATAACCACCAATTGTATCTTTAGTTTTAAGAATGTTTAATTGATTGTTATATTCTTCTTTAGCTAACTGTTCTTTTTTAATTTTGTTTTGTTCTAACTCAGCTAAATGTGCTTGTTTATTTTGAGCATCAATTTTTACCAATTCACCTAAAGCTTCTGTAGCTTCAGATTCATCTTCAAAATCATCAAAAATTTTATCAACTAATTTTTTAGTTTTAGCATCATTAAACCCTTTTTTTGAATAATATAATTCCAAAACTTTCCTACGGTCAGTTTCTTCTTGTAAATTATAGTTAGTAGGGTTAAAAGAGTTATCACCAAATGTATTTTTAAAATCTTCTAAGTTTGAACCACCATGTTCATAAACATATACAAATAGATCTTTAGCATTTCCTAAACCTGGTATATCAATATCAGGTATTTTGTTAAAAACTGTATTTAAAGCTACTGTATTTCTATAATTATCAGAATCCTTTATAGCTTTTTCTAAAGATTCTACTTCATAATCATCAGGTAGAAACAGAGCACCTATTTCTTTTAATGATTTTACTTGTTCAAAAGTTTCCTTTTCTTCTTCAGTAAAATCTTCTGAATCTTCTTCCTTTTCTTCTACTTTAGTATGAGAATCTTCAAATTCTTCATCTTCCTCATTTTCTTCATCTTCATTAGATGGTTCTGGAAGTTTAACTTCTAAAGTATTAGTTTTAATTTCTTCTTTCTTTTTAGATGATGTTTCATCTAATTTTCTTTCTTTTGCTTCTTCCTCTGATACAGGAAAAGCTGATTTAATATCAATCAAATCATCAAATAATTCTATGTCTTCCATAATTTTTACAAATATACACTTTTTTTTTCAATTATACAACCTAAAATAACACGCTTGTGTTATACAAAAGGTTACTTTTTATTTTAAATTTTAACAATATTATTTCTTAGTTGTTGGTTTTGGTTTAGATTTTGCAATTTTTTCCTTTGATTTCATTTCTTTTTCTGATAACTCTCTATCTTTTTGTCTTTCTTTAAGTTCATCATTATGTTTTATTTCTTCAAATTGCTGACTTCTTTCATCATTAGATATTTGTCTTTCTTTTTGTGTAGCATCTATCTCTAATTTAGCTTGTTTTATTGCTAAATCCGCTTGACCCATAATATCCTCAGCATTTGAACCTTCATCCATACCTAAAGAAGTCAATTGAGCCTTCTGTAAATCCCAATATCCTTTTCTATCAACAAGTTCTAATGCATGGGCTTGTTCATCTTCTCTAGCATCAATATTCATTTGTGCTATTTGTTTTTCATGTTCTTGTTGAGCAGCTTCCATATTTTGTTGTACTTGTTGTCTAGCTTTTTCTATAGCTTCAAATTCTCTTGTTAATGATTCCATTGATGTAGCTCTGTATAATTTAGCTATATCAGATATAGTTCCTCCATTTTGAGCAAATGCAATAGCTTGTGCTCTCATATCTTTAAGATTTTGAGCATCATTAGGGTCATCTGTAATAAATGCCCCAAATTCATTAGCATCATTAAAATACTCTGGTTGCATATCTATAATAGCTCGTGACATATCATCTAATACAATAGGTATTTTTTTAGGATTATCTTTATAACACAATTGAGCTGTTTCAATTAAACTTGTTAATATTTGTTCCCATAATGAATTATGAGCTTGAAACAATATCTCAGTAATATGGTTACTTTGTGTAATATTTTGTTGAGCATTGGTTACAGCTTCATTAGATGATGTACCACCTTCTCTTTGTCTAGAAACACCCATAACCTGATTGATTTGATCATCTAAATAAGACAACATTTCAATATAGTTATTTACGTGTTGCATTACACTCCTTTGTACTTCAAAAGCAGGTCCTTTTTGTCCTGATATATTTTGGGGATTACCTTCATTATTTTGATTAGGATCATAGAAACCTAGTCCTTGTTTATAATAATACAACCACTTTTCATTAGTTAATGTCTTAGGAATCATTGACATATCAATCATTGTTAATGGTGGCATGTCTTTAGCTATGATTTCCTTCATTTTATGCATGATAATGAAATACAGGTATTGAAAAGGTTTACCTCTATCCATTAGAGACACATTAGGTGCATTCATAGCATTATAAACTAATCCATGGTATCCTAATTTTACTTTAAATGGATTATATAAACTTCTTGATTGATATGGTTTTGGTCTAACATTAACAAATATATCTCCAGCAATTCTAGTTCCTTCCCATACTTCAGGTAACCAAGTCCATTCTAATTCATAGGGAACTTCATTATCTATCCAAACATATTTTATTTTGTTATTGCCATATTTGTCATTATATTTTACTTTAGATGCTGTTGGAGGTATTACAAAAGTCTCGTCTACTAATGTTTCTTGTTCTTCTCCATCAATATCATAGTAATTTAAAAATCCGTATTTTCTTTGACTACGCCATTCTACATGAATAACATCAACATCATTTAATGTAGATGCTCCATATGAACCAATCATCTGCATTCCTGCAGCACCTTTAGTCATTCTCCACTCAAGAGATTTATTTAGACCTTCTAGTTTAATTTCTTTATTGATTATATCATCTGTAATACCATATAAATTAGTATTAGCTTGCATAGAATCAATTTTCTTTTTATCACTATCTTTTAAATCATCGCCAAATCTATCCAAAATATCAGCAGGAGTCATTCTAGTTCTATATCCTGCATAATATCCATCTTGAACATATTCTATTTCTGATGATTTATGATAAAATATTTTAATAGGATTTAATAATTCTATTGTTGGTTCACCATTAATAACACCTACCCAAGCAAATTCTTCTCCTGATATTAATGAATGTTTAAATCCATCATTTTTCATTTTACGAATTCTCAACTTTTTATTAAACCATTGTAAAAGTTGATCCATCATTATTTCAGCACCATCTCTCCATTGAGTGGTCATATATTTATCAATTTGTTCAGGAGATAATATTTTATCTGCTTCAGCTTGTAATTGTTCTTCAAACTGTTTAGCTTCCTCTTCTGATTGAGGATCTCCTAATTCCTGAGCAATTTTTTGTTTGTATTTATTTATTTCACTATCTAATAAATGTTGTATATATTTCTTTTGTAATTCATTTTTAGCTCTTGTGTAAGAATTAACTGCTTCATTATTAACTAAAAATGTTCTTATATTAAATGGTCTTTTTAATTCTTCACCTAATAATACATTAATTTTATTATATAATTTATTATATGGTTGAATAGTATCTTGAAATTCTTCAGCTGTTAATCCAAATGGATTACAATCTTTTTCAAAATCTTTTTGATCTAACTCATTATTATATAATCTATAATTTGTTAGTTTTCTTTGTACATCAGAATGATAGTGATTATCATTACTGTTATATTGATACATTCTAACAGCTATAGCATCTATACAATCTTTAGCCCATTTAAAACCATCTTTCTTTTTTTCAGAATAGGTTTTTCTTTGTTGTGGTAAAACTACACTTAATTGGCTCATATTTTATTTATATTTGTATTTATTATCAAGAGATTTATTTAGAAATAACAGTATATCATCCTGTGTTTGTTTAGTTACAATTTCATTTTGAAATTGATTATATTTTTCTTTCAATGCTATTATACATTCAGCAAATGCTAGTACACTATCAAAGTTACCTTCAAAATCAAAAGCTATCATTTCTTCAATTAATCTGGTATCTCTTATCATGTTAAGATTCCTTATAGTTCTATTATCTTCAGTAATACCTTTTTCTTCTAATAACCAATCTCTAAGATATTTAATAGCTTCAAATTTCTGTTCAAATGATGTAACTGGAGTACCATATAATAGAGTTTTAGAACTACCTGCTTGAGATTTATAACTCATTACAGTAGTTGGTTGAGTCATTAATAAATTAAGTTTTTTCTTCTTTTCAAAGAATTCTTTTATGTTACCTCCTCTTTCAAAGTTAATCATTCTATTATGATTACCATACCACATAGCTACTTTTTCAATCATTTCATTAACATGATCTCTACCCATATAAGGTCTTCCAATATAACTAGCCACTAATTCATTACCTCCGTACTTTTTAGAATCCATTGGTATTTTTAATACATGAAAAGCTGAAAAAGATAATCCTTGCCCTTGAGTATCAGCATTTACAGGGTCATGTCCAATAACATATATATTAGGTACAAAAATTTTACCTTTATCAAAATCTTCTATTGGAGGTTCATATACTATTAAAGCTCCTTCAGTATCCTGATTTTTAGGTGTAGGATATTCAAATATTGGTTTTAATTCTTTATTTAAATCAGGTATAAATTTAACACCTCTTTCAGTCTTATTATCAAATATTAATGTACCTACTATATAGTATAAACTTCTGTTTCTATCTGAAATAATATTAGCTCTATGCTCTTCTAATTCAGCTATTGGTAAAATATTTCCTTTCTTAGTGAGAAACATTTCACTTGGTTTTATAGGATAGTTCATTAACTCTCCTTCATAATTAGCTGAATCTTTAGAAGCTTTAGCTTTTCTTCTTCTTTCTTTATAATATTCTATTGATGCTTCTACATCAGTATTACCATTATCATCTTTAAAGGAGTTGTTAGCATAAAATGCTGGAATGAAAAATCCAATTAATCCTGTATTTTCATAATCATCATTATAACTAACTATATCATATGATTCAGGATCCATAAACATCTTTCTGGATTCTCTTACTTTTTCTATATCACCAGATGTGCCTATATAAACTAATACACCAAATTTTATACTACCTCTTTCTGTACAAGCTATGTTACTATTGTGTGTAATAGTAACATCTTCATGTAAACCTACCTCTTCATCTATCATTAAAGTATAACGTCCTCCAGCTGCTGCTGTAGGTTTATCTTTATACACACTATGAACTAATTTAGATTTACTTCCTTTTGTAACCCATTTACCATTTATTTTTTGTTGATATTTATGTGCCCATGGACTTTTAGCATTATTTGGTGCTAGTGTACCTGACATTGATTTATAAAAAGGCATTGGTGTGTAATCATCTGATGTTTCATCACCCCATACACCTAATTCATCATCAGTTGCAAAAGCATTCATACATAACTCAATCTTCTCACATATTTCAGAAGATTTATTAGATTCTGCTGAACCTATATTTATATGTATTTCTTCTGGTTTTTGAATACTATAATCAGTATAATATTTAGCACCATCAAAAACTATTTGATGTAATCCCTCACCTATACCAAAATAGTAAGATTTACCAGCACCCCTACTACCTAAAACAAAAACATTTTTAGCATTATTCCAGTATAAAGGTAATCCTAGAGGTTTATCATGTAAGTTTCTAATTATCTCTTTAGCAGGTTTATATTTTTTTAGAGTACCATCTTCTTTATGACAATCTCTATCTTTTTTATCTTTGAAATTAAACTTGAACTTTCTAATACCTTTTTCTAATTCATAAATTCTATAGTCACAAGTATATTCTGTATCTTCACTAAATCCCGAAAAACCTTTAGCTTCAAGCATCATATAAGATAATTCCCATTCTATATCTCTAAGTAATGGCTTTATACTTCTACGAGTTTTAGTTTCTTCATTAACGTCCAAAATTCTACAAAAATTAACATAGAAATATAAAGGACCTGGCATAAATCTATACTTACCAAAATCTAATCCCCAAAATCCTTCAATGCATTTCTTTTTAGATGATTTCCAAAATTGAAAGTATTGAGTAGAATCTGGATGATATTTTGGTATATTTATTAACCAAGAATCTCTATTTTCTATTTTAATCCAATTCATATATCTGGTAATAATTTTATTATTTGCTCAACATTACTATTCTCATCTATGTTCTGAATCGCTAATTCCCATTGTTCGTGCGACCATTCAATCAGCATCAATGCCTCTTCATGATATTTGCTATTCTGATTTGCAGCATGGCTGTTTAAGTCGTTAAGGTCAAAATATCGTTTTGCTTTCCAGTATTCTTCAAATTTAGCATCAAAAGCTAATGACAAATCCGATAAAAAAGATGCTTCATTCCATTGCACTATCCTTGACTGCTCAAGTGCCTGAATTTCCTCTTCGTTCATTTCAACTTCTTTGCCGTCTACAATTTTTTTCATACTTTTCATTTATATCCCCAAAGTTCAAATGTTCCACTACTAATATTACCACTGCTTAGTAGTATTCTAATGGCATTGATAGCCGTGTTGCTTAAATAAACGCCATTAACAAGCCCAAGTGTATATATACT